GGACTGGATGTTAGCACACGCGATAATTGACCACATCACCTATAATTTATTGTTAATAAAAGCCCTCCCTTATCTTGACTAAGGGAAGGCTTTTTTCTTTACAATTTAGTCCACGTTAACTCGCCCACATTACTCATCGCGCCTTTCCATCTTGACCCATCTAACGACTTCATGATAGGTCCTTTTGCAGGGTCACCCCATTCAATATTGCTATAAATCAAATTATCAGACTCGCTGTTAACAAAAGTAACAGGAGGTGTAGTGGATGCTGTAGCGAATATTCTAACCACACGAACAAGTTTATTTACATTATTCGCACCTGATATGGTTAGTTTAATTTTATATACATTGTTCGCTCGTGAAACAATGTGTACACCATCTAATGTGTTCGTTGTTCCGTTGTATAGTTGAACATAATTTCCACCTGATGTAAGAACTCTTTCTACCTTGATATTCTTGGCACTTTCACCCCATGAAAAATTAATTCCTATTGTCTCCATATATTGTATAGGTTTTTCTCCAAAATCCAACTCGATAACAATCGGAGCTACTGTTGTCGGGTCGGTCCATCGACAAAATGATTCACGTTTCATGGAAAACATTTCTGGTATATTTCCTGATGTTTTAACAGCGCCTAAACTGGTGACAATGTATCTTTTATCCGCACCCAATAAAACATCATCTTGGTCTCCTGCCATTGTTTTTGTTCCTGCAATAGGAGGGGTGATAGAGGGAGAAACAACTCCACCCGTGTTTTTCCATGTTCCGTCTGTATTGATTTTAATTTTCCATGGTACACCATTATCGTCAACCATTGGCAAAACATTTGTGAATTGTGGAATGTATGCTTTCCCTAAATTTTTAGACGAATGAGCTAATACTCGACTTATCGTTACCTTTTTATCTTTTTTCAATGAACCATAAAAGGATATCTTAATCTTTTGCAAGAAATCAACAGCAGAATATGGAGGCGAAGTCAATTGTTTATGCGAACTATTTCCTTTCACTTCGTGTAACCATATCCATTCTGTTCCTGTATATCCTTCCACTCTTAATCCTTCTGGCACACAATTCCATGGACTTAATGTTCCAATGTATTGAGCATACACAACAGGGTCAATGGTACAATCAATGATTAATTCGATTGGATTATCATAATTGACAGTAGGGTCATCCATCACCCATGTTGGACCTAATTCAGTATCTTCTGAAAATACATCAATCAATTGTCCTTGTTTGGGGGCAGGTCCTTTCGTCTGTGTAATCGTGTACCCGCGATGATTCCCGAATATTAAATAATCATCTTGTTGACCGTTCATTTGACCGTCATAAGGAGTTGACATTCGCAAGGATAATTGTCTCTGGTCAGGAACATAATTTCCCGGGCTAGAAATCACATTCATATATCCATCATCTTTCCACGACTCTGTGATTTCTAATTGCATGGCACTGTTCAATCTATTAAACTTAGATGTTTTACTGAAATTAATCGCTTGTTTTCCATCTTTCATTTTGTGTAAATCCCACATGAATATATCAAATGTATTATAAGCACCTTCACAATAGACAATGGCTTCTGTGGTTGGCTCGGCTTGGAATTGACATTGTGTAAACATATTCCCACCAACATCACGAGGGACACTACCCAAACCTTCCATGTAAATCCCATACTTAAAGTTCTGTGCGGTGATTTGGAAAAAGTAATTTGCATTCACCCACGCCATTGTATTAGGGTCTGTTTTAAACATTTCTGATAGAATCGGGTCAACTCTTAAATGAATGACTTTATCAAAGTTAATGAATGTGAGATTGTTAAACTTCACGTTATCAATAAAAGCCATGTTTGTTTTTGCTTCACAGAATATGCCTGTTCCTGTAAATGCTCCTGATGTGGTGGGAACTTTATTTAAGAAATTCATATCAGATACAACATGTGATTGACCGTAAAATTGAAAAACGTCTTTTGCATCTAGGTAAATACATGCTTTTGTAAAAGTGACATTCTGTATGTCTATAACCCCACCCGAAACTCTAGCCTCGGGCTTTATTTGAATAATGTTGAAATCCCCCGATGTTGGTTGGATAACCGTGTTTTGACTTAGTTTTAAATGAATACCTCTTGGCACAACAATCGTTTTGTTTATTTTAAATACCCCATCAGGAATAACAACTGTTTTAATAGGATTAACGGCGGTTAATGCAAATGTTTTATCAATCATCGGGGAGGCGATGGTTTTACCATCCCCTATTGCTCCCTCTGATATAATATTTAATGCTTCTGATGTAACCAATTTTAATGCACGATTAGCTTTTGTGTATGTGACAACATCCATTAAATCATCACCCACTTTGTACCATCATTCATGAAAACTTCTTGTATATCAATAGCGAAAAAGGTTGCCCCAACAGGTACTTGACTATTTTGTGGTTTTGTGTCTGTTGAATTCCCGAAGTACTCCATTCCGGCAGACGTTGAACCACCAACAGCCGAATTAATAGATTTTAATAAATCAGCCACATTCGTTTGATTTCCGTTTGCATCGTCTATAATTAATTTCCCGTAACCTTTACCCATCTTTTTCCCTCCTTATTCATCTGTAACGGAATCAATACCAAACTTAGACGGGTCAGGGAACAAGACAGAATAATCACTTCCCTCGACCGATGCTTCTTTTCCTGTAAAGTCGATAATTTCTAGCGTCTTTCCTCTCTCTGTTGGAACAATATCAAGATACACACGCCACGATTCGTATGTGATAACCCCACCTGTGGACTTTGCCCTCATCCTAAATTTAACCTGTTCGGGTCTACTCGTGGTTTCTGTATTATGGTTATTTGGGAATACAGGAAAACGACCGTGTATCGGAATCAAGAACGTTCCAATCCCCAAATCTTGAACAATCTCATTATAGTTCTTCGCATTCACATTGGAGTAACCCAATTCTGGATGATTGACCTGATAGGGTATTACATTCAATCCAAAAGTAGTGGGGGCGGTTGTCGTGACTTTTATCCAACCACTAACCTTTAACAAAGCATGTCTCTTAATGGTCATATCGAACATGCTATGTGGAATATTATTGTATATCCCTGTTGTCGATGTCAGCGTGAGAGGGGTTGTCCCTTTCTCATAGATTAACACTTTACTATAGGGTTGTGTTTCATCCAAATAGGTTGTTTTGTGTTCAAGGGCAGATGCTTTAATGATAACATTCCCAAACCATTTAATCGCTTCTGTCATTTCCACCGAATCCCGATTCCCACCATATAACCCGTTATACCATTCTGGATTGGCTGTTGTCATATCATGCGTAACAGCGGCATGAACGGCAATGGTTGGCATCGCTGTTGTCCCGTTTACAATTCGATTTCCTGCTTTATAAAGTCTAGTAATCGTATCATTGAAAATACCCCTGAATTGTGAACGATATCTAGGTGTAAATACAATGTGTTCAGCCGTAATGGTATTAATGGTATGGAAATCCACGTAAGCAACTGCATCGCTATATTCTGCAAAACTATCACGCATATATTGTGTCTCTTTTTCAGAGAATGGTGCTGTTCCTTTATAGTACGTTCCACCAACTTGGAAGGAAGCCCCTGTGATATAGTCCCAACAATACGCCATGTTCCTATTCAAATCGACCCCTCGAAAGTTCTGTCTTTTGTTGTTAGCAAAGGACCATGGATTAATCATAGGGTGAATGATAACCCTTGTATTTTTTCGAATGTCTCCTAGTTGCGGGTATTTCTCCCAGTCATTAACAAGTAGTTGATACCATCTTCCTAGCGCAAACTCTGCTGTATACTCATTCCCATGTGTACCTGCGGAAACAATGATAGTATTCGTATAACCACCCTCTGGAGTTAACTCGTAACGATACACATTATGCAATCCACTCGTATCTTTACCCAAAAGTGTTCTTTTTATATAATCAGGATTTGATAGTCTCAATGGTTCATATAACGCATTGATAAAACCTTCAGGGTCTTTTGCTAGTGGAACACCGAGCGCACCCCACGGCATCGCAGGTTGTGTACTCGGTATCCAATACTCTCCCTTCCGAGACATCAATTGATTTTTCTTGACTTTTTCTTTTATGTCTGAAATGTCATATTTGTAATTCCTAGCTTTGACTTTATGGTTCACAACAGCCAATTATATTACCTCCTATTGTACACCCATTTTCTTAAACATTTCATACCCAGTTGTACGCAACACTTGATTATCAAATCGCAAAGCACCTTTTTTGAATGCGGTGACCATCTTACTCAAATAATAGTTTTCTTTGTAAGAGGATATCAACAAAACGTTTTCGGTTAAATCATCTTTGCTTAACGTAAATACTTGTTTTGTTGATGGGTCATGTTCATGACTAGCAAACATGACTCCTGCTTCAACATCATACCAAATGCCAATAGTCATCCCTTTAAAGATAACAGAGAATTGGAATCGACTTTCCTTACTTCTCTTCTCAATAAATACATTGCTATCATTAACGAATTCGTTATCCAATGACATGTCGCCATAATCCGTTCCGTCAATCAATGAACCAAATTTCGTTTTTCTTCGCTCATCAGAGAAATCTTTTGAATCAGGTATTTCTATTAAAATATCATTGTAAGCATTGAATCTCTTCTTGATGTTTGGCACTAACCCGAAATAGAGGAAGTACGGATTTACAACAGAAACGGCATTACTTAAACAAATACATCGCACGTTATCCCTATCACGAAACACCGTATCCATTAGATTCAATAATGCTTCAACTTCATTTGGGATGTATCCACTATTATCTTTTTCCCGAATAAACTCATCAAAGATAATAGTAGAAACGTTTGGATAGGCATTGGATTTTTCACTCTGCCACATAGAGAGGGGAATTGCCCATCCGAACAACTTCCCGTCTATGAACATTTTACGTCCTTTTATTTCAAACTTGTGGTCAGGAAATTCCTTCATCACATCATTAAAATAGTTTCCTATCTTCGTAAGTTCACCCTTATATCGTCTTACATAAATGATTTGTTCTCCATACTTGATAAAACGTTTAATAGGATGCTTTTTCATTGAGTAGGATTTTCCTATCCCCCTCGCCCCAATAATAAAATTTAATATCCTATTGAAAGATAACATTTTATTTGGGTCATAATATAATGAAGTTTTCATAACCACAAGTCTCCTTTTATTTTGGTATTTTTATAGTCTGCCCTGCAAATATTTTATCAGCGTTTTTAATGGATGTGTTTTGCTTCATAATAGCCGACACCGTTGTATTGTGTTTTTTCGCTATATGAGTTAATGTGTCGCCAAGTTTAATGGTGTAGTTGATAGTTGTTGTTTTTGGTTTTGAAACAGTTGAACTGCCAGAAGTAGGCTTTAAAAATAGGTTCTTTTCCTTGTTTCTCCTAGTCACCAACCCTTTCAATTCTTTACCACCCGATTTTGTCCATCTTTCAAACTCTTTACTTGCTCCTAGATAATCCCCACTATTTAATTTTTCTAATAGCGTGGAAGTTTTCAAAGCACCCAACCCGCAATTATAAGCGAATGACACCAAGGCATCGAATTGGTTGCTATTGACTTTTACTTTCACTAGACTGTTGACACCATCCACAAACGTTTTCAAATCTTTTTTCAACAAATCTTCTGCTTGTTTTTTCGTAAGTTTTTGGTCGACTTTTACATCAGGACCATAATGTCCATATCCAATTGTCATGTGTTTTTCAGTTGAGACGGCTTTATAACTTTCTAACCGCAACCCCTCAAAACTTTTAATTAAATCAATACCCGTTTGTGATATATTCATTATTCATCGTCCTCCTTTTTCTTTTCGATTTTAACCTCATTCGCCTGATTGATTTGTGTCCCCGAATTCGGTCGAATCGCTGACGTCCCCATTGCACCAAACCAATAACCCACAATCATTAATAGAATTGTTTCAATCGTACCCAAGTCTTTACCTAAATAGGTGAAAATCCCATATAGTGCGAGTATAGCCAAAGTGATAATTAAATGCGCCATGAGTACCAAAACCCCCATTCTATCAATTTTCATTTTGTTACCTCCTTAGTATTAGTCACAGTTTCCAACCGTTTAAAGCGTCTGACAATAACATGGCAGTGATGTTTTTCTTTCTACTTTTTTTATCGTCTGTACTTCCATCTCCTGCCCCATCCCCATCCATATAATCACTTGTTTTCCAATCGTACCCCCAATCATTAATAACCGTAACCCCGTTAATGGCAAATACATCAAAGATATGTCTCCATGTTTTCTCTCGCGTAGCCACATCATATTTTGTATCTTCATAGACTTCTAAGTGGTAATGGTCCCCTGCGCTTTGTCCGCTGTTTCCTGTTGCACCCATTAATTCGCCTTTTTTAAGTTTCTTTCCAACTGAATATAAAAGATTATCATCGTGTATATTTCTCCATACGAGATTTCGTATCTCACCATCCGCGCACATGACTTCTCTTTGAGACTTCCAAATCATAATGGCATTTGCATTATCTCGATGGATTAACTGACAGTCCACGGGGGCATAATATGGATAGTTTTTATGCGTGCCAACAAAATCCATCGCCCAATAGTTGTCCAAATGAGAAAAATCAGAGTTTTCACCTTGCGTAACATGTAAGACATCCATTGGGAATTGTGCTAACTGATACCCTCCGATTGTCCCCGAACCCGTTCCGTCAAAATCTAAACTATTTAAACACTTTTTCGCGAAAGCTATACGAGCAGGAGTACTTTCTTGTCCTGCTTGTCTATTCGGTCTTTCATAATTCCATGTAAACGCTTGTGTTAAATAGTCAATACTTTTAGTGCTTTTAGTAAAGGCGTTGAATGATAGATTATAGGAACTTGTTTTAATCCATTGAATGCCTTTTTCTTGTTCATAATCAATACGGGCTAACTGACTATCCCCGTTCGACCACTCCAAACCTTGTCCTTTTGTCCAATCAATATATTTAGATGCAGGGGTCCATTGAACCAACCCATAACCTCTTGATAAAGAATGACCATACCCATACTCCCATATGTTAGGGTTGATAGAAGATTCATGTCTCATGTTCCCGCATAATGCGGAAATGGCTTGGGGTGTCCACTTTCCCGCAAAGTGATTGGCAACTAATTGTGCATTTTGTAATGATTGTGCTTCCGTTAACCATACATCGTCTGGACTAATCCAAGCCATTTCCCTCACCTATTTCAATAGAATTTTAGCAATCCCGTAACCTAACTCTGCATTATATGGTTTTGTGATTTCCATCACCGTTCCTGTATCACCTTTTGTGCCGATTCCGTTAACTGGATTTACTCCATCTCCGATATCTACTGTATTATCAATTCGGATTAGTACTTGTCCTAGTAATCCAACAATGTTCCATTCTGGACGTTTGGAACGCGGAATGTAGGGAATCGTTTCATCATATTCAGGATTCAATTTCGGTAGATTATACGTTTCAGTGTGTTCCACGCCGTCATCGTCGATATATTTCATGATTTTTGGTTCCAATATATATCCACCGAAATCATTTCGTAAATATTTACCTGACCATTCCCATGTGCTTTCACCTAATACCATACCTGCTGTTTCGGAAATGGAACCAAGAATTTTATCGCTACCATTCGCTTTTCTTATTTTCCCATTGACTAGGGTAACAAGGTATCCAGAATCAATCCCTTTTCGGTCTTCACTCTCGAAATACTCCGCGTAATCTGTCCAAACATTTGACCCTGTTATGGCTCCACTAGATTTCATATTTCCATTTAAACTATCTAATTCCCATTTGATGTTGGCTGTTAACCCGTTGCCGTTTACATCGGGTTCACCATACCCGCCGTTCACTTTGTATGAACCAGTCTGTTTGACGCCGTAACTAGAAATCACCGTTCCTCTGTTTCCGTCTGCTCGACTAGAACCAGACCCGATGACCGATGCCCCCGTATTATTTGTTTCGGCTCCGATACTTCCGAGAATCGTATTATATTCTCGATTGGCTTTCGATGCCGAACTACTGACAACAAGCGACCGTTCTCCATTTGCTTCACTAGATGATGAGGTTACTACACCCGATTTTGACAGGGTTGCTTTCGATGATGCTGTGGATGCAAGTACGAATCCCTCTTCATGTATAGCTCCTGACGAGGATGACGCAGCTCGAAACGCTCCATTAAATAAGGCAATTCCTTTTTGATAATCGGTTCCGGCAACTCGACATACAGTTGGATAACCAACAGCCGCCACACCTGAAATGGAAGGGTTACTGTTAATGGTAGCAACAGCCGCAATAGGATTTAATACCCCGTCACCAATCGCTGAAACGTTAGAGATATTTACGTTTTCAATGCCCGACCCGATAGATACACCGTATCGACCCGAATTGTTCAAGGTGATGTTGGAAATATTGACGCTATCCCCGCCGCGACTTCCACCTATAATGTAAATGCCGTTTTCTGCTCGACTGAAACCTGTTAAAACAACCCCGTTTAATGTGACATTTCTAGCGTTGAATTGAACAGCGATGACTACATCCGTCAATAATGTTGGGTCATCCGTATAGGCGGTTATTCCGTTAATCACGACCCCCATATAGGCTGATATCGCTAAAACTCGGGGAGCTGTTTCATCTTGGAAGCCTCGAACATTATTCGGTTTAATACTCATCAAACTATTACATACAATGTTTCTAGCTGATAGACTCAATGGGTCGGTTGCGCTATGATGTCCAATATGTCGGAAGTTGTAAGAACGGACATCTTCAATAGACATATGTCCATTGATAACCACGTTGAAAGATGCAGGCGCGGTGGAATGCGCTTTTATTTCAATTCCCGAATAGCAACCTTTTGAACGGTTATTGACTAATGTAATGTGTCGGGACCCATCATCAATCTCAAACCCGTTACAGTTATCACGCAATCGCGGAGAATGAGAAAACGAATTAATGATGGTGATATATTCACTATGATGTGTTGTAATCCCGTCATCTCCGAAACCAGACGCTTCACAATCCGCAATGGTAATATATCTGGACGGTCTTGGTGCAGTTGTTCCATCCCCTAAATATGGATACTCAATTCCCGCACAAGTGATATCAATACCGTGTAAAGTTCCCTGTACGGATTTAACTCGGTAAATCATCGCATTTTCAACGGCATAAAGGGTTAGGTTACTATCGCGTGTTCCGGCAATTCCACTAGGTCCTGGAGTCGTTCCAAACCGTTTGTTATTTCCATCTAACGTTATATCATGGATGATAAGGTTTTGGTTTCCCAAATCAATGTCTTTATTGGTAACAAGGTTCACGCCTAGTGGAACACTATCCATAAATGTAAGAACCGCACTATCAATCCCTGTTCCAAAGAGGATTGTTCCTGATGGAAGTTTTATGGTGCGAGATACAGCGAAACGACCGTTTGGAACGAAAACAGGAAATCCTGTTGCAATCGCTTTTTCAATCGCATCGATGCTATCTTTTTTCCCTGTTGGGTCGGCTCCGTATGTGGTAATTTTGACACCAAAATCTTTTAGTTCATCTATAATCTGAATCACTAAGTCAGCAAACTTTCCACTTGAATACCATTCTTCCAATATTTTGATAACCTCTTCTTGAAGCCCTTCGTCCATCAACCATTTCATGACTTCGTTCCATTTTTGGACCACTTCACTTGTCAAGCGACCTAACTCGTCTAGTCGTTGAATGACTTTATTAACCTTTTCAAGCATGGTCATGGATGAGTCGAAAGCTGTTGGCAAATACCGTTCATATTGTTGAATGAATAATTCACCCAACTGTTCGAACTGTACTAATTCTGGTCTAGCCATTTTATCCCTCCTTAGTAAACTAGCATAAATAATTGTTGTGTTTCTTTGTCGCTGAAAATAGTTTTTTCGATTCTCAATAATGAATCCCTATACTCTTTCACTAATTGAGGATAAGAGACTGCGCCAACTTTCCCAACTTTATGATTAATATAATCTTCTATTTCGTTGATGTCACTTGCCAACACATCCTTGGAAGTAGCATCACTATTTGTTTTTGCTTCATTATGTGAGACTACTTTATCTGTGCTATCAACATGACTTTCGCCTGATGAATCACTCTTCGATGTGCTTCCGTTTTTATCTTTGTTTTCCGTAATCTTACTAGCGTATTCAATAGACCCTGTACCGTCAGCGTTTGGTGTGATGGATAACCGACTATCAGGCGTATCACTAACCAAACCCCGATTGAAATTATCTTCTGATTCCGTTCCGTTTTGTTTGCCTGATGTTGTCGCATCTTGTTTGGATGTTTGGTCATTCGTTCCGTCACTTGTACCTGATGTTTTAGCTGTTTGCGTAACATCCCGATTGTCCTTCTGTATTTTGTCGGATTTCGTGTTTGCGTCTTCCGTCATATCCACATTGAATAATGGGTTGTATTCTATCAATTCACTTTCAAACATTTTGTTGAAGTACGGCATGTTGATACGAATCCATGTTTCAAGATAGAACTTGAATAACTCTTCTGTTTCAAAACCGATTTCCCTCATATAAAAGTTTCGAATGAAATTGGTTTCAAAAACAGCCTTATAGGAATCGTCAAACATTTCATAAGAGAAATCAAATAGTTTCTTTCTTCCTATTTCAATTCTCTCTCGGGTTGTCAAGTTCGGTTCAAATTGGGAATGGGCTTCGATGATGGTACGTAGTTCTGTTGTATAACTAGCCATCCAATTCACCCCCTTGACTTTGCTCAATATTTCCTGCTATTTCTTGAATGATTTCATTTCTAAATTTCACTTTAATATTTAATTCGGGGTGTAACTCATTAATTTTCTTACAGGCTTCTTGTCTAGCTTTCAAATAAATGTTTCCACTTGATGAAATTTGTTCATCATTCGAGTCAGCCTCTGCCGTAATCATTCGTTCTTTCTTTTCTTGATTGGCATTCTTGATTCCAAGATACGTCATGACTTCATTCCACACCGCATTCTTTTGTGTGTTCAATTTGTCTACTACATACGGGGCATCCGTTTTGAGTACTTTGATAGATTCAGGGTTTAATGCTTCATTCCCAATTATTACAGGGGCATTTCCCTCGAATTGGTTATAGACTTGTAAAATACTAAATTTATTCATATCATTTGCTGTAATCAAAATAGGTGTTTTTTGTGCGTTTTGATTCACCGATATGATTTCTTTTAATTCAGCTAAGTCACTAGCAAACATTTCAAGTGATGGAATGGTAGAAAAATGAAAATCATTATTGTAAATCGCTACACCTAGTTTTTTCATATCCTTCATATCGCTATAGTTATAAAGATTAAAGGTTTCTTGATAAGCAGGTGTACGTGCATGAAATTGTGTAGGCAGATTGTAATGGTCTACTTTTCCACTAAACGCTCCTTGTGAAACGATATATCCTCTTGTTGGGTCCTTGTAAAAACCCACATACCCGTATGTGTGTAGTGTCATTTCAAGATAACGAGGGTCAATGGATGGCGGTAGATTCTCCCATTCAAATAGTTGAAAAGCTAATCCCACTAAATATTTTCGATAGTGAGCGTACCAGGAGTTCCCACGCTCTCTTTGAATTTGGTTCGGGTTCTGATACCCTCTATTTCGTCTACCCATCTCATATCACCTCGTTTTCTAAATTATAGTTTCCTACATCGTCCACGTGCCAGAATGTAATACCATTATCGAATACAGCTTTTAATTCGTTTAAATCTTCATTATTGAAGTTACCTAAGATGTTACAAGAAAGAGTTTGAACATAGTTGAAATGTTTTCTTGTGTGAAAGTTAGGAATTTTTGTTTCGTTTACTTTGTATCCGTAAGCATGGAAGTAATCCGTTAACTTTCGAATGTATTCCGTTTTAATTTGTTTTCTTACGATGTACACCCCGTTATAATCATTTCCCAATGTGTACGAAGTGTTGCTCCCCATCTTTTGTAATTGTGGAGGAATGTTTGCAATGTCATTTTGCTTGGCTTGTAATCCTTGTAATTGTAAGACCGCGTTTCCTGTTCCTTGAACGGTTCCGATTGCACCACTCGCAACCCCTGCTACACTTCCACCTGCCGCACTAGCACCAACACCAACCGCCCCACCTGCAATCCCCATCATACCATTCCAAAAGATGGAATCTTTTTGGTTTTGCAAGCTGTTTCGATTGCCTTGTAAATAGGCACTTAACATATCCGTTACGATAGGGATGTCAGAGGGTTCATTGTTGATTAACGCGAATTCATCGGACATATTTTCCTGCAACCCATTCGCTAGGAAGTTGTATTCTTTGATTCCGTAAGATGTTTTATTGGATGTCCCTAAACTCCCCTTCACAAGTAATCGTAATGTATCCGTATTGATATACTCATTTTTAAAAGAAACTCGATTGCCTTTAAAATCATCTAAAACCAATTGAGTGTAGGGATACATCAGCAACTTGCTTTCTGTTACAGGTTCATACCCTACCCATTTGTCTCCAAGATTCTTTTCGATTGAAACGAATTTTTCTACCTTTTTCACATACAAGACATTGGCTTCACCAATTGTTTTCACTTGAATATCATCATTATTGTCAGGGAAAGTAAATACGTTATTCACATAATCTACTTTAATACCTGTATAATCCGTTACATACAATGAAACGATATTATTCACCGCATCATCCGTGGTGTACAATTCATGTAAGGTTTTGGTTACGGATGACATATCTCCTGAGAAACCCATACCTTTCAACGTGTTCACAGCAGGTACGCTATTATCATCTTTAAAAGGTAGAACATAAACACTTAATGGTTGTGGCGTTCCAATGACAGTCGGGGTGGGGTCGTTAGACGCTCCTGAATGTATGGGCGTTTTAGATACAATGACTAACCATTTATACCCATCATAGGGAGTATATTTAATAGTGGAAACTGTATCATATTCCGTTCCATAGTTTAACCCTTCGTCTACTGTATTCGCCACAGGTGTTCCATCGGAGTTCCATAATTTACAATGTTCTCGAACCACGAAGGATGTTTTAAAATCCATGTCAAATTTCCATGTCTGAAACACATCTATTTGAAAATGAACTTTTGTATGATTGGCATTCACATATTCCAATCTCGTAACAAAGGCATAAAACCATTTGCTATTATATTTAGTATTTTGGAACATGAGGTAATTGGCTCCCCATAAATCGTCAATACCTTTTTGAACGGAGATAAAAGTATGTCCATCAGCCCTTTGAAATGTATGGTCTGATTTGGTATAGACAGTCGTTTTACCCAGAAAATAGTTGGTTTGTTCGGATTTTGTATCGAACCACCTCGTATTTTTATAATCATTAGAGAAGGGAACACCCGATAATACTCGGATGTTCGACCCACTCAAAGGAACGGTTGCCATGTTGAAAACCTCCTATTAAGTTGACGGGATAACCGCGACAACAGATTGTCCAACCACATCGGCTGTGTCTGGACCTTCGCCGTCAATGTCGATACCTGTACCTTCGCTTATCGCTGATACGGTCAACTCCCCTGTTTGTTGAGCGTCCACTTTTAATTTGCCGTTGCCATCAATGGTTGTACCTGCTTTAAGGGTTGTTCCGTTACGCCCTTCCACTTTCCATGTGATAGGGTGGTCCGCGTCATCCGTAGCCCGAACATAAGCCGTGAATTCAAATGAACCCCCTTGTTTAATGGAAAGAATCGTTGGGTCAACAATGACTTGTGTAACAGGTGGAACTGCACCCGAAACAAAAGCAACTGCATTGGCGAAACGTGAAACGGAAAGAATTTGCCATACATGGAAATAGTAATTCCAATAAAGTCCTCTAGGATTACGAATGGTTTCCATTTTTAATTTAGTGTCATACACCATATACCAGTCGCGGTCAATCAGAACAGCTTCTAATCCTGCGGATGCAAATCCATCAATAACGGTTACATGCCCCATGAAATTTGTACGGTCCATATTGAACGCACGAGCTAAAACGTCAACATCCAATTCAGCTTCAAGGTCTGCATCAATGATGAGATGAAGGTCATCCATATCTGTTCTAGTACGAACAGCTAAAGCATTGTATTCACGTGAACCTGTAGGCAGTGTCATTTTCTTAGCTGTTGCACGAATCTTTTTAACAAATTCGCGTGTAGCTGTTTCTGTATCTGGTTTTGATGTTTTAATAACTTTAAATAATCCTTTTGAATAGTAGTTGTCTACTAATAGTTTCATGTACTCGTATTCGTCTACTTCTGCACTATTATAAATTGCGCTGATAATAGTAGAAAGGAAGTTTTCGAAGTTACCCCATGAAATGAAAGCCGTTTGCAAGGAATCATCTTGAATCGTTTGATGATAGAAATCTTGACGGTTTCTTTCATGGAAAAGGGTGCGGACGTTTGGAATTTCCCGTTTGAACACCGTGTTTTCTGCATCTTCTGCATCGTACTTTTTCGCCTTTGTGATATCTGTAAAGATTTCTTCGATGGTACGACCTAAAGGCATATCACCTTTTTTAAATTTTGCTAGTGGATTTGTTAGCGAAGCGTGTTTGATAACGACTAATCCGATGCGGTCAACCAGTGCCGTAATGAAATCATTTTGAATGGTTTGGTTGGCGAGGATACCTGCTCCCACTTCTGCTACATTGTCCTTATGTGCTAACGGAACATATTGGTCAAACTGACCACCCGAACTATTTTTGATTGCATTAACAATATCAAATGTATCCGATATTCCTAAGTTTGCTTTTACTTGCCCAATTGTAATTCTTGCCATGTTTTAATTCCTCCTATTATCGTCTGTTTTCTAACGCTTCTAACGTGACTGTTTCGCTGAATTCTTTCTCTTTCTCTTTTTCCTTTTCTTTCGTGTCTTCTGTGATACCCTGCAATCTGAAAAGTTTACTATTCGCCAAAATCAATTCGTTATTGTCTCTGAGCAACTTTTCTTGTTTCGCTTTCAATTCCTCGTATTCCGTGGTTGTTCCGTTGTACTCGTTTTGAATTTCCGTTAATATGTCTGTCCGTCTACTATGTTCTAAGTCTGGTAAGAGCAACTCCGACAACAGATTTTGATATGCTTCTCGTTCCATAGGCATTTCAACATATCCCCTTTCCTTCTATTATATAGAGGATTTTCCTCTACAATCCTATTATACCATTCATCCACCCTTGAAAGAGTGGTATCAAGCCGCTAGGAGCAAATAATGGTAGATTTTCAGAGTGTTCCCTGAAAAAACTGATACAGTCTTTTTGATAGATTCAACGACTCTATTAAATTGTTTCAGATATTTTGGATAAACTTCTAAAAAACAGTAGACAAGTCCACTATTTTCCTGTATACTAAGGTTATAGCTAAGAGAGAGAGACAACAGCAGGGCAAACCCAGACGGGGCAGACCACTGGACACTCAATCTACTATGTTCCTATTAATAGCTTACGAATCGGGTAGCAACCGAAAAAACTCATAATAGAAAAGGATGATAAACATGTCTCGTAAAATGATGACAAAAGAAGTTACACACACATTAGTAAAATCGGCAAATATGGTTGTAGGTGAAAACGGTCAACCAACAGTAGAGCCAGTTGAAGACCAAGTATTCATCGGAAATGTATCGGTTGGACATGCACAGCGTTTAATCAACAAAAAATTCCCTGATTCAAAACCTAAAGTATTCTCGGTTGAACCTAGCACCGAAGTATATGAAATGCCTGTTGAAGAATTTATCAAACTAGCAACAAAGAAAGAAGTAGAAACAGAAAGTGCCGCTGTCTCACCTGAATAAGTAGATAACAAGTCTATCAAATGGCATTACAACAAAAATAGTAGCTCACATCTAACAAAAATAACTCTACTTTCATTCAAACTTAGAGTTAATCAAACTAGTTGAATCGTCAATAAAAGGCGTTCATCATATAAAATTAAAACAATGATATCGTGGCGAACGATAGAAAAATTAAATGGACGTTTCAAAACGTCTTGCCAAGCAAACGCGACACAAGTCCCTTGGGGTAGGGTTACAACCCCAAAAAACTTAAATCGAATGGGGATACCTAAAATGACTGAAACTAACCAAACAACTCAAAACGAAATCACAACAACTGAAAATACACCTACACAAGTAACAATCTCTGAAACAGACAAATACATGGTTATCAAACAAGCAGACGGTACATTTAAACGCAAAGCTAAATTTGCTGACTACTCTTCCATTGTTGCTACAGACCGCGCAGAAAAAATCTGGTTAATGAATTTGCTTGATGGTGATGCGGAATCAGGTAACCCACTGAAACAACACATTGGAAAACAGATTGAAATCGAAAATGTTATCACCCGCAAATATGACAAAATCAATGAAGAAACGGGTGAACTAGAATACGGTGTACTAACATACTTAATCACACCAGAAAAAGTACCATATGCCACTTCATCAAAATCGGTTTACTTCTCAATCACTCGCATGATGGATTTATTCGGAACGCCTGATTCAGAAGAGTGGGAAAACATCACAGTTAAAGTGTCATCTTCTAAAGGAGCAAACGGTGACATTATAAACATTAAAATGGTTGGATAACAGCATAAAGAGGAGTGGAAAAAGATGCCTGCAACAAAAGATGGTATCTTCCATAACTTGAAGGAAAGTGAATACACGGTTTCTAATTCGGAAATCGTGTTTTTCTTTTCTAGTAGATTCTATCTAAACAAGTTTATGGATGGATATAAAGAACATAGAAAAAAATTTAATCGAACAACAAACCGAATCACAATTGATAACCCGTTAAACATGGAAATATTGGCTGATATAACACTATACCGCCAAATTGAAAGAAGAGGGTTTCTCGTTTGGTTGAAGGGGTCTAGCATTTCGTGGGAGGAACTTCACCGATACGCCTTACGAAAAATGACCGAACCAAATACAGGGGAATGGGTAGTCATGTCACGACATCGTTTGATGAAAGAACGGTTTAACAATATGAGGTAGGTGGGTTCATTGGCAAAGAAAACCAAACCAATTAGAATTTCTGGTAAAGATGAAATGGAATATAAGAAATTGGTTCGGAACACAAAGAACAAGATTCGGAATGTGAAGAATAAATATCATAAAGATTTATCGGATGTAGTTGATTTACCTAAACTGGAATCATTCCAAACAAGGGATGATTATAACGAGTGGAAGCAAAAAGTAAAATCGTTCACCAATCGAAACAACCTACACTATCAATTCGTGAAGAATGAATATGATGTGGTTATCTCGAAAAAGGACTTGAACGAAATCACTCGTTTACGGAATCAGGAAATCAGGGTTGCAAAAGCCATGCATAAAAAGGCAGAAAACAAACCCGTTATAAAAGGAAATAAAGTGGTTACTACACAAGGTCAATTAATGAAACAAATGGGTAGACCTAGTATTGGTGGGGTTAGTATTCCGAAAAAATTCGACTTCAAAAAGATTCGTACAGAACGAAGATTAAAAGAAGTAAAAGAGAATGCGAAAAAGAAGTCTGACCCGAAACATTACGACAAACGAATGGAAAGAATGAAACTCAATTGGATGACCATGATTAGTGGTTCACTTAACTCCGATGCAGATGAACTGGTTAAAAGAATTGAAGACATACCTCCCGATGATTTCCTTGAAATTTATAACATGTTTTTCCTTGATATGGACTTTAACGATTGGGATTCAGAACAATTATTAATGTCACATGAGAAAGCCATGGAAAAAGTAAACGAGATTCACTCCTATATTGATAGATATGAAAGAGGTGAATTAAACATGGATATGAAGGGGGTGTAATAGGAGGGAGGGGATATGGCAAGTAGAACAAGAAAAAAATATAGTTGTGATTTTGAAACCACAACCAAATTAGACGATTGTCGGGTTTGGGCATACGGATGGATGGAAATAGGCAATAGAAAGAATTACAAGATTGGGCAAACCATTGAGGAATTCATGGAATGGGTCGAATCCATTCAAGCTGATTTATATTTTCATAACCTTCGATTTGACGGGGAGTTCATTGTGAACTGGTTATTAAAACAAGGATTCACACATAATGATACAGGTCTACCGAGAACATTCAACACCGTTATTTCTAAAATGGGTCAATGGTATATGATTGATATCTGTTACGGATACAAAGGAAATAAGAAGATTCATACAGTCATTTATGATAGTTTGAAAAAGTTACCGTTTCCCGTGAAAAAGATAGGGAAAGATTTTGGTTTAGAAGTCTTGAAGATTGAACATGAAAAAGAATTCTATGAACGGGAACGCCCAGTCGGGCATGTGATAACAGAAGAAGAATACGCCTATGTAAAGAATGACATTGAGGTAATAGCTTGCGCATTGGAAATCCAATTCTCGCAAGGGTTAACCAAAATGACAAATGGTTCCGATAGTATGAAAGGGTATAAAGACACAATAGGGAAAAAATTATACGACAAACACTTTCCTGTTTTAAGTTTAAAAGCAGATAAAAATATTCGTCTAGCTTATCGAGGTGGGTTTACATGGTTGAATGATAAACATGAAAATGCCACCATTGGAAGAGGAATGATATTTGACGTAAATAGTTTGTATCCCGCGCAAATGTACACCCGACCTTTACCGTATGGAATGCCGATTCAGTTTGACGGGAAGTACGAATATGATGACGAATACCCCTTACACATTCAACATATTCGATGTGAATTTGCTTTAAAAGATAACTACATTCCTACCGTTCAAATTAAACAGAACCTACTATTTAAAGGAAACGAATATTTGAAAACTAGCGGCGGTGAAGTAGTTGATTTATACATGACCAATATTGATTTGGAAATCCTGTTTGAACATTATGAAGTCTATGACATTGAGTATATGAGTGGATGGAAGTTTAAACAAAAGATAGGGTTGTTCAAGGACTTCATTGATTATTGGACACATATAAAGAAAACAAGTGAAGGGGCGATTAAACAACTTGCCAAGCTGATGTTAAACTCCTTATACGGGAAGTTTGCTAGTAACCCAGATGTAACAGGAAAATATCCTGTATTGAATGAAGACGGTTCAACACGATTAGTGGTGGGAGATGAAGAGTTTAAAGAGCCTGTATATACACCAATGGGAATATTCATCACTTCGTGGGCTAGGTATACCACCATTACAACCGCACAAAAATGTTACGATAGAATCATCTATTGTGATACGGATTCCATTCACTTAACAGGGACGGACATGCCGGAAGCGATAGCCGATATCATAGACGACAATGAGTTAGGGTATTGGGCGCACGAATCCACATACAAGAAAGCGAAATACATAAGGCAAAAAACATACATGTATGAGGAATGTTTTAAGGAAAAAATAAAAGACGGAATCGTTCAATTAGATAAAGAGGGAAAACCTAAACGAATGCCATGTGTACCAGAAGAAGCAACCTCAACAAAAGTAAGTGTAAAATGCGCAGGGATGCCAGAAAACATAAAAGAACATGTTACCTTTGATAACTTTGAAATTGGATTCAGTCGAAATGGAAAACTAGCACCCAAACACGTAAGTGGTGGAGTGGTTTTAATAGATAGTAAGTTCACCATTAAATAGGAGGAATAAACATGAAAACGCCATACACGGATACAGACGAACTATATAACATGGAACGCCAAAAAATTTTGGATGAAGTTCTGAAAAAGTTGGAAAAAGAGATAAAAATTCTCAATAGTTACGGGTATGGGAGAAAAGGTTCTGGACTTCCTACCCCAATTATCATGGGCTTGGAGCATGCTAAATTGATAGTAAAGGATATGAGAAAATGAATAAAAGACAAAAGAAAAAATTTAACAGTGGTTTAATAAAAATTAAAAATTTAAAACAAGGGAATTATTTAATATTTATTGATAAGCGATTGTGGAACAAAGGAAACCCACAAAAAGGACATATACAAAATCCGCAAGGTGATTATCTAGCATTTGAAATGGCAAAGAAACGAAAAAAGGAATATCTTGTACATGTTTCGAATTGCCGTAATTGTAATGTTAAACTTCTAAAAGGGAATTCAAATAGAAGAGTAAAAATAGTAAAGGATTTGAAAAAGTAATGGTTAAATGGTTCAAAGATTCGTATAAAATTGTTATCTGTTTGGAAACCCATCAAGGGAAACAGCGTTTTGAAACGTATCGGGGAATGAGTTTATCTGATTATGAGGTGTTGTATGGAACGATAACAGATAAGATTATCTCGGTGGATATGCGGTTAGAAAACGATATAGGAGGAATGGAAAATGGACAAAATTAAAGTGTTAAATGATTTGAAAGCATTGGAAATGAAAAAACAACATATTGAAACCCTTCTAAGGAATGAGTTTAGAGGAGCCTATCAATTAGATACAAGCATAACGATTGGAGGAAAGAGCATAAAAGTTGATGTTAAATCATTAAAAGAATTTTTAATTAATCAAGTTGATAACACCAAAATCGAATATGATGCCGCCTTGAAATCTTTGATAAATAATGGAGGATTATGATGGATGATATAATCGTGAAATTCACCATTCAAAACAGTAAATCAGGGAATTGTCGTGTAGTGGAATATGATAACATGGAAACCAAACAGAATGCAACACGCTGTATAAACTTGTATAAACCAACAAAAGGATGGAAAGTCATTGAAGCAAAAATCGAATTTTCCCATCGTTTACTATGATAGAATTAGAAATTTGCGAAGCATTATGGGGTGCGGCTCTAGTATTTGGATTAGGTATTTTAATCGGAATCTATTTAAATGACTAAAATGGTAGACAGGGTTGGAAGAATATGATATATTGTACATGTGAGGTGCATTACTTCCTATAAGGTATGGTATGAGTGGGTTTATCCACGTTGATTCGTGCCACCGCCTTTGGGGATGGAAAGTCCCTTGCCTTACAAGTATATGTTTCTTCACAACCTTGACCCCTACCGACCGCACTCAAAAGTGCATATGTTGGTGGGGGTTTACCTATGTGGAGGGGTAGGGATGAAAGATAGGGAACAGGGAAATTTATATTTCCTCTTTTGTAGGAAAACCAAACAAGGTGAAATTTTCATAATAAAAAGTAAATTGAATTACACAACCGTTAAAAAGGAAGTGCGAAACCATGGGTATATTGTCTCTTTGGTTGTTTCGTTTGAAAGGTTGTACGACATTCAAAACAGTGATTATCAGATATTTACAAAGAGATATAAACACGTATCAGATGATGTGTATCGGTGTGTTATGCGTGCTAACTTATGGGGAAAATATCCGAAATGGGAGGAAATAAAACATGTACAATAAACAAGTAAAAGAATCATATATAGAATTTGCGGAAGACCTTCGTAAAATCATGATAAAGCACGGGGTAATGAAAATCAGAATGGCATCGTATGGTGAAATTGTTATCACGAAGAATGATGGGATTAAACTAGAACATGTTGATATTGATGTGAAAGAAGAATCGCTTGATGTAGGACATTTAAGTATAGATGAATGCCTGGATTTGCACAACCAAATGATTCACGCTTTTCATCTCACAAAGGTTCCTGCATTCGAGAATGAAGCAAAGGAGATTATGGCGTATATTAAACGAAGGTTTTGGAAAGTGGACGCATGAAAGAATATGTAAAGGATGTGTGGTTGTGGGTGTGGATTGGGGTAGTGTTTGGAATTATATTGCTAGTTATGGGAGGAATGGAGATATGAAGCAGTTGGACACGGTGCAAATGAATTTAAATGGACATGTGTTATATACGAGAAATGATTTTAACAACAAGGGCAATAGCCCTATAAAAAATTATGTTGAGAATGGCGGTTATATTTGTAAGGAATGTCATCGAATTAAACACGAACTGTTAGATACAATCTGTCCGAATAAAGGGGTTGGAGAAATACAAGTAGTAAAACCCGTGTTCATGTTTTATTTAACAGATGGGAAAACAATGGCGGTTGTAGGTGATGAATTATTCGATGGCGATGAATATTTTTTGGTTAAATGTAATGGGAAAAATGAACACGTGTTTATGAAGAGATATGTTAAATATGTGGTGAAACATGAATCACCGTAAAGTGTATCGTAAACGTCTTCTCGAAAAAGTAGAGGAAAAGGAAGCGAGACATAAAACCATGGTGGATAAACCGATTGAAATCAGTTGTGTAGACGGGGTTATGATTTTATTAACCGATGATGAGAAAATGAAAATTCAGAGAGAAATAACGGAGAGAATGGAGGGTGAGCATGATGTGCATACAAAATGGAAGAACGGTCATAGTTATGTGGAGTGTATCAAATGTGGGAGGGTGTGGGAGGATTGAATAAAATTAGTGAAGGTGGTTTGAGTAATGGAAGTAAATTTAAATAAGGAAGAAATAGATATTCTTCAAAAATGGATGTTTCATGTGTTTGATAGATATGGCGATGATTTGAAGTTGGAAAAAGAAGAAAAATTATATTATAAACTTGTGGAGTGGCAGAAAAGAATAACGATTCAAGAAAAATAACCTAAAATATTATTGAAGCAATGTTGAGGTGCTTTTATTGTAAGGATTGCATATACTAATAAAAAGAAGGAAAAATGGAGGTTTGTAAATGGATACTTTAGATAAATTGGAAGAGTTAAAAACGAAGTGGTTAAAACACAAGAAGTTAGATAATGATGAAATTGTATGGTTAATGATTGAATTGTATAGTACAAAAGCAAAACTTAATTTTAATGAGAAATTGTTTGAGGTTATAACGAAAGAGGAAAAGATGGAATGTGAACATAATTTTAAACAAAAACCACCGGTTGATGGTGTAACGGAAATGAGGGAATTAACTTGCGTGAAATGTGGGTTTGAAAGAGTGACGAGTTTATCGAATATAGTTACGGAAAGGTTAAATATTTACGGATGGGTTCCGTGGGAATGATGTAAAATGTTTTAATAGAAGGGATTGTATTCCCTTCTATTTTTTGGTATAATAAAGGTAAGAAATGGAGGGGTTATAAATGGATTGGAAGTTAACATTTAAGGTGGCGGTTATTGTTTCAGTTGTTGTGTCGAGTGTATCAGCGGTGATTGGGTGGATATTGAAGGAATGGTTGCAACCTAACTTAATCTTTCCCGCATGTGTGGCAATTGACCCAGTTGGATGGTTAGTTTTGGTGTTGGGAGTTAGTGCGTTGGCGTTGAGTGTGTGGGGATGGGTGAGGAAGTGAGTAAAAAGGATTGGGATGATGTGTTTGTTGGTTGTACGGTAATTGTCGTTGGAACATTCATTGTTGCGATGTTGTGGATGATGGTGTTTGGAGTATGAAGGGTTTTAAAATAATATGCGAAAGTTGTGGTTCGGATGATGTTCAATCTTCGGTTGATTACAATTTATCTTTTTGTTGCATCTCTGTTGTGTGTATGGAATGTGATAATCACGTTAATCATGAAACAGTTAATTTGATTGAAAATGGGAAGATAACGGATAGAATATTTGAGGGGTGAACGGGGTTGAAATATTGGGCAATAGTTCGAATGAAGAAAGTGGATGAACAGATTTGTCAAATTATAAACGAAAATGAGTATAAAGTAATTGAATAT